CACTAATCTGTTAGCAGATGAGATTCCTATGTTTGATCTTAGGCATCAAGACACCAAGAATAGACAGAACAGTACAGATGACGTACCGAAAAACAAAAAGGCAGATCTCCAATACAAGATTGCTGAACATTTTGTTGAAGCGATGGATCTATACAACGAACTCCTCGCTTCAGGTATTGCGAAGGAGTGTGCGAGATTTGTTCTCCCATTAGCAGCACCAACCAGAATTTATATGACTGGTAGTGTTCGTTCATGGATACACTACATAGATTTACGTTCTGCACATGGTACTCAGAAAGAACACATGGATATCGTAGAAAATTGTAGAACTATTTTTAAAAAAGAATTTCCTATAGTATCAGAGGCATTATCATGGTAACTTTTTCAAAACAAATTAAAGAAGGAACTAAGAAGTCACATTCAGCAGCAGAGAACACTAAGTTTGTTGCTGGTTTTCTTAGAGGTGTTGTAGATCCTGAGAAATATAGTAGACTAATTGCTAATTTCTATTATGTTTATGACACTATGGAACAGAGGATTGATGAGACTAAAGATCCTTTAGCTGAAGTATTACAATCATGGTCAGCAGACTTAAATCGTACAGCAACATTGGAACGAGATCTTAGATATTATTTTGGTCCTATATGGAGGGATAAATTAGAACCTTCTGAAGCATGTACTGCATACTGTAATAGAATTAATGAAATAGCAGAGAAAGATCCCTACCTTTTAATTGCACATCATTATACTAGATACATTGGTGATTTATCTGGTGGTCAGATCCTTAGAGGTATAGCAGAGAAAGCACTGCAACCACCTAAAGGTGAAGGTTTAAATTTCTATGACTTCCCTCGCATTAAAGATGCTAAAGAATGGAAGACACAGTATAGAAAAGTATTAGATACATTACCATTAAAAACACCACAGAAGGATGCTTTAATTACTGAAGCAAACTATGCATTTAGATTGAACATGTATTTGTTTGATGAAGTAGAAGGTAATGCCACTAAGTCATTGTGGAAAGTTCTTCTAGGTTTTATAAGAGGAGGAAAATAATGCCAACATATCCTGTAAAAAATTTAAAAACTGAAGAGAAGAAAGAACTCTCCATGACCATGAAAGAATATGATCAGTGGAGAAAAGACAATCCCGATTGGGATAAAGATTGGCAAGCAGGTTGTGCTTCTGCTGGTGAAGTGGGTGAGTGGAGAGATAAAATGGCAACCACACATCCTGGTTGGGCAGATATTATGAAGAATAAAATTATACCTAAAGCACCACGAAACAAAACTATTACCGACAAATACAGATATTAATATGCCAGTAAAGAAGAAGACAACTAAAGCACCTGGTCAAGGGATGACTGCGAAGCAACGCAAGCGTCGTAAACCTATTGGTGGAGAGCATATGCTTCCTGTTGAACCTATCACTGATAACCAAAAGGTTTTCTTTGATGAGTGGGATAAAGGACAGATGTTATATGCTTATGGTGTAGCTGGTACAGGTAAAACATTCATTGCATTGTATAAAGCATTGAAAGATGTGCTTGATGAGTTTACATTATACGATAAGATATACATTGTTAGATCTCTAGTAGCTACTAGAGAAATTGGTTTCTTACCTGGAGATCATGAAGATAAGTCTTCTCTTTATCAGATACCATACAAGAACATGGTTCAGTCCATGTTTGAAATGCCAGATGACAATTCATACGAAATGTTGTATGATAATCTTAAGGCACAGGAAACTATATCTTTCTGGTCTACTTCTTTCATAAGAGGTACGACACTTGACAATGCTATCATTATTATTGATGAGTGTCAGAATTTAAACTTCCATGAACTTGATAGTATTATCACACGTGTCGGTCAAGATAGTAAGATCGTATTCTGTGGTGATGCTGCACAAACTGATTTACTAAAGGTAAATGAACGTACAGGCATCATGGACTTCCAACGTATCATTCAGAACATGGATGAGTTCTCTTTAATTGAGTTCGGTATAGATGATATCGTTAGGTCTGGTCTAGTTAAGTCTTATCTTATTAGTAAAATCAATATGGGTTTATGAAATTATATAATCACGTAGGACTAGATCCTATAGAATTGTCTGCTAAAATGGTGGACGGTAAACGTTTATACCTAACACCAGAGGGAGATAATTTTCCGTCTGTTACTACAGTGATTAGTAATAACTCTGCAAAGAAAGCTGGCATCGCCAAGTGGAGAGCTCGTGTAGGTGCAGAGAAAGCTGATGCAATCACTTCTCGTTCTACTAATAGAGGAACCAAGTATCATTCTATAGTAGAAGATTGTATCAATAATAACTTAGATCTTAAAAAGTACAGTAAGCATCCACTTCCTGTACTCATGTTTCAGCATAGTAAACCTGTACTAGAACGCATAAATAATGTGTATCTACAGGAAGCAGCCCTTTATAGTAGACATTTAGAATTGGCAGGTAGGGTTGACTGTATTGCTGAGTTTGATGGCGTGTTGTCTATAATTGATTTCAAGACAGCAGCTGAACCTAAGAGAGAAGCATACTTGTATGATTATTTCGTACAAGAGACAGCGTATGCATGTATGCTGCAAGAACAGTATGATTTAACTGTTAAACAACTAGTGACTATCGTTGCTTGTGAAAATGGTGAAACTCAGGTAAAAATACTTCCTCCTAAGAAAGAATTTTTCATTAAATTAATGAGTTACATAGACGAGTACCAACAACGATATGGATAAAAAACAATTACTTGAGGATAGATTTATGACTGCTGCGAAATTCTCGCAGGAGGTGGAGAAGATTGCATTACACAATCAAGACATGAACTACATTGATTCGGTCATCCACTACTGTGAAGAAAATGAAATTGAACTAGATAGTGTAAACAAATTAATTAGTAAACCTTTAAAGGAGAAACTTCGTTACGAGGCACAACAACTTAACTTCATGAAGAAGACCTCTAGAGCAAAGTTAATGCTAGTATGACCAGTAAATTTTTTCAATCAGAAATTGTCCGTGGTGACATTCAAGAAATGATGGAGCTTCAGCAGTTCTGTTTCAGATCTGCTATGAATTTTATTCTATTAGATCCAGAGAGAAAGATAGAATACTTTGAAGCACTTGAAAAGTTAATAGAAAAGCAAAAGATATTTCATGGTCGTCTTCAGTTGAGTGATGATCCTGAAGCAAAATCTGTTATAGAATCTATGAAGCAAGGCATTGTTATGCTAGGTGCTACACCTAATACAACCATAGAATCTATGTTTGATGAACTGCTCACAAAGGTTCAGCAAATGAAGACACAACTAGAATCTGAGACTTGACAAACCATCTCAGATGTGCTATAAATACTAGTGTCAGGAGTAATTCTGACTGCGGTTACCCCCTTTCTGGTTTAGGGTAAGCGGCTATAGGAACCAGACAAAAACCAAATCTAAAATAATCCGAGGTAATCTAATATGTCATTTGCAGATCTTAAGCGTAAATCTAGAAACAACTTTGATTTCTTACAAAAAGAATTAGAGAAATCATCTAGCGGAAAGCAAGTTGATGAACGTTTCTGGAAACCAGAAGTTGATGCAACTGGTAACGGTTATGCTGTTATCAGATTCCTTCCTGCCCCAGAAGGAGAGACTATTCCATGGGCAAAAGTATATTCACATGCCTTCCAAGGTATTGGTGGATGGTACATTGAGAATTCTTTGACTACTATCAACGAAAAGGATCCAGTTGGTGAAGTCAACCGTCGTCTTTGGAACAGTGGCGATGATGCTGATAAAGATACTGCTCGTAAGCAGAAGCGTAAGCTTTCTTACTACAGTAATATCTTAGTTGTTAAGGATCCTAAGCATCCTGAGAACGAAGGTAAGGTATTCCTTTACAAGTATGGTAAGAAGATCCATGATAAGATCCTTGCTGCTATGCAACCTGAGTTCCAAGATGAAGAACCAGTAAATGTATTTGATCTTTGGGAAGGTGCAAACTTTAAGTTGAAGATCAAACAAGTCGCAGGATTCTGGAACTATGACAGTAGTGAGTTTGATAGTGTTAGTGCTGTTTCTACAGATGATTCTGAATTGGAAGCGGTCTGGAAGAAAGAATATTCGTTAGAAGCATTTACTTCTAAGGATCAATTCAAGTCTTACGAAGAACTTGAAAATAGATTGAATCTTGTTCTAGGTATCGGTCAACGACCTGCTCCTATTCCTCGTCCTACTGTGGATGATGAAGAGTTTGAACCTGTTGCACCTCCTACTAGACAACCTGTTTCTGTTGGAGCACCTACTCCAGTTAAAAAAGAAGCAGTAGTGGATGACGATGATGCATTATCATACTTTGCATCATTAGCTAATGATGATTAAAAGTAACACTCTTTGATGAAAACCGAAGAGATACTGGGGCATCCACTATGGATGCTACCAGTTATGTTATTAGCAATCCTGTTAATGATAGAGGGTCTACACACTTCAGCACATCTTCATCAAGAGATAGATGTACATGGTATCTGTAGGCAGAACAAAGAGTACATTGAAATGAAAGAGGATGATTATTAAATGAATAAGTGGATCGGTATAAGTCTAGGAGGAATCCTAGGCTTATCTCATATAGGAATGATTGGTATGATTGCTAATCGTCCTAGTAAAATGCCAACATTAAACTTACCTGTAGGTGAATACACATCTTACAAGGCAAAGGTTTCAATGGATGGTTATGAAATAGATTATAAAGCTAATGATCCTAAGACTGTTCTTATAGACAGGGAGGTGAAAGAGAAAGGTGGCTTTCTGGGGTTGGGTAACAACACTGAGAGACTTCTCAAAGAAGTACCTGTCACTCCAATACCTTACAGGAATGTTCCAGAAGAATACACTGACCAAACAACAGCAACAAGGTCAGAAGCCTGTATTGAATCAATCGGTGCAGGAAAAGGAACAGGTAGAATGGTCGGTGCAAGCGTGGGTGCTGCTGTTGCTCCTAGTCTCACCCCTATACCTTTCGTTGGTTGGGTGCTTGCTGGTGCTGCTACGATGATAGGAATGGATCAAGGTGCTGAGATTGGTGGTCAAATGACTGAAGATCTGAGTCCAAAATGCTAAAGTGAATTCCTTAAAACCCCGAAAATTTTTCGGGGTATTTTTTTGCCAAAAACCTTTTTGTATATCTTGGGAAATAAAATATTAAAAACGATGCAACCCAAAAGATAACCAAAGCTAGTAAGTGTGTTAATCTATTTGAGTTTACTATTAATCCTAATGTGACAAGACCCATCCAAGTATAATCTAGGGTACCATGTAGTCTCCACCACATCTTGTCACCTAATCTCTTCATAATTTTATCACGTTGTCTACCAAACCATGGTGACACGTGTCTCATCATAACAAATCCTTCATTGAAGAACATAACAAAGAATCCAATCCAAAATATCATAATGTTTTTTTAAGACGCTGACTTATATAGTTACTTGATTTCTTGTACTTATTTTGCTTCCTAAAATCATCCACAAATGATTGTAAATAACGTGGTTTTAGGATATATATTTCTCTCTTCTTCTCATTCTGTCTTTGAAAGTCTTCTGCTACAGTAACAGGACTACAAATTTGATTACCATTCATTGATATTACACCATCTGGACCTAATACTTTATGTGTACCGTTGTAAAAAGTCTCATCTACATGTAGACCAGGAGCAAATTGTCCAATGGCAGACGTTTCATAGTAAGCAATCTCTGAGTATGGATCATCATACTCATTCTCTACAATTTTATATACTTCATAGTTACTTTTTGGCCAGTCGTATTGTGCGTTGACCATATTGTTTGTCAATAATATAACCCAGTCATAAAAAGGATCACCATATAGTTTGTCAGCTAATGCGTCTGGACGTTCTCCATCTACTATCGTGTACTTCTTAAAGTATACTGCATTAGAAAATACATCTTCGCTAATTTTATATCTACGAAAGAAATTCTTAGCAGTTACAAAGTCTGATTCAGAAAATGGATAACTGATTGGTTTCTCATCGTATGAGATGTTAGGAATAATTGAAAAATACATTACCTTACAGCTCCTTTTTCTACTTCATCAGCAAAACATATCTTAGTCTCTTGGAAATTTATTTTTAATTGCATTGCAACTGGTTGTCCATCAGGATATGTAGCATAGACACCATCTGGTGTGTAGTTTACATCAGTCTGGGTTACAGCACACATTTTAAATCTTGGAAGAACATCATGTTCATCTGCTCCACGCATGAAAGAAACTCTACAAAGATTAGGTACACCAATAAAACCTGCTCCAATACCATCATTTTTATCTGCATCTCCACCTAATACCTTGCCAGGGTTTCTTTTTGGTAGAGTACACATCTTAAATATTTTTGCTATCTCATTAACAATAGCTGCTTCTCCTGAATTTCTAGGAACTAATGAAAATGTCAATTGAAAGTTTCTCATATCAATTGCACTGAATAATAATTCAGTATTTGGATTTAATATTGCTCCAGAGATAGCACCAAATATATCATCATTAGATATTTGTTCTCCTGTTATAGCTTTTATAGAATCTCTAAGTACTTGTGCACCGCCAAGTTGTACACTTCTTTTTAATGTCTTACCTGCTGCACTTAATGATGCATTTAATTTTTCACCAGCAGTTCTTTGAGCAGCTGCTCTTAATGCTTCAGCTCCAGTTGTACTAAATGCTTTACCACCCCATTGACCTTTGAAACCAGTAGATACATCTTCTGGCATGTACATTACAATGGTTTTATATGCTGGTTCTGCATCTTCATAGTCAGTTACTCTATTATAATCATATTGACCACCATATGCACCACCTGCTTGAACCTGTTTAAAAGTACCATCTTCTTGTTTTTTAAATCCAGCTTGATCTCTAAACGGTGGTAAGTATTTTTTAAATTCAAATAAAACATAGTCACTGTTAGGTCCGATATCCTGATTAGATGGATAACGAAGGGAAGCATTTGAATAATTGTGGTCTGGCTTGCCATAAGCACCAAGGTAAATTTTTTCCCCTGATTTTATAGCCTCCATTTTCAATTCTTGATCTCTTTCTCCTGGATCTGGGAACCAGTCAAGAAAATCCCACCATTGGTTTCCTGTTTTTTTAACGCCCATAGTTAATAACTTTTTACTATCCTAACTCCCTTTAGTTTGTCATAATATGCGTCATTTACTTCAGCCCAGACAGATTTTTTATCTATGGGGAACATGACACCATGAGTATACTTCACAAAATCTTCTGTAGGTAATAGGATAGCAGTATCCCATTCATCTTCAGCAAGATCTATTAACAGACCTTCAACATGAGGTTGTAAGTATTTATGGAAACATGCCTTAGGTAGGTCAACTCTACCTTGCATTAATTTTTTTGTAGCTTGTAATCTCTTCTTTATAGGTAGGTAATGGAGGTTAGCACCCCAAAATTCATTCCTTAATGATTTAATTACATAAACTAATGGAAACCTATCATAATAGGGTAACCATTTCATTTTAGCTTTGTACTCAAACATATAAAGATGTCCTTGTACAGTATATTGTCGTAATTCGTTTTGATCTTGTGCTTGTACGGATCCTATATTATCCCGTTTCTCATCTAAAATATATTTTCCGAAATTTTTCTTATATACACTAGCTTCTGCTTTTACAGCAGATCTATACCAAGAGAGTGATTTCTTCTCTCCACCTGTTCTTGCTGTTACTCGCTCAAACAGGGTTTTGTATCCAGGAGTCTTATTGACTGCGTTTCTCTGGATAGATGCAAATCCAGTTGCCATTGTTTCATACCGCTAAGTGGTCTTCGGTGAGAATTAAAAATTTCATCTGCCTATCTTCACAGAAGTCCTGAGCAGCATTCCATTTAGCACGGTTTTTAGCAAACGTCAGGGCAGCCCGTCTATAGGCAGCAGTCCTCTTATCCTTATCATAGGGTGGTTTGGTTTGTTTCTTGGGTTTAACTTCAATAATATATTTTGCTATTTGTCCTGACTTCTCACGAACCTTTATGTAAAAGTCTGGAAAATATCTTCTCACTTTACCATCAGGTGCTCTGTATGGTATTATAATTTCTTCAGAACCCCACTCCATAATGGAGGGATTGTTATCACAGAATACCATGAACTTTCTTTCCCATAGCGATCTGTAGATAACTCTAGTTGGATTTCCACGATACTTTTTAGGATTAATTGGTTTGTAAATCCCAGAGTATGCCATAAATATATTTGTACCAATATAGGTATTTAGTGTGACCATACCAAAGTTTATACAGACCATAGCAAAGCAAGGGGGAATGTCCTTTGCTAATAACTTTATTGTTGAGATTGAAGATCTTCCTGAACAATTCAAAGGTGGCTTGGGAACTGAGTATTTGGAGATGTTCTGTGATGAAGCACAATTACCAAATATTAACACTGCAACTGGTACACAAACTGGTCTTTATACAGGTGTAGGATCTGTTGATTATCCTCATACGAGAATATTTACAGAACTACAGTTAGGATTTGCTTTAACTGCAAACTTAGATGTATTGAAATTTTTAAATCTTTGGTATGGTACAATATTTGGTGAAAGTGATCTTGCAAGTGGAACCATAACTCCTGAAATTTTAGGTCAAGATGGAACTTTCATGGAAAATAGAACAACAAGGGTAGCATATAAAGATGATTATGCAGCAACTATAAAGATAACAAAAGCAGAATCAGGTCCAGAGTCTACAACACAAAGACAACCAATAACATATGTTTTAGAAAAAGCATTTCCATATGCTATTGATGCTATTCCATTACAGTTTGGTTCTAGTCAAATAACAAAGGTAACAGCACAGTTTAAATATCAGAGACATTATCAAATCAATAGAAGAATTACAAACGTTAGAGGTGATGTGTCAGATCTTAACAAGATAACAATTTTACCTTCATTCACAGGAGCCTCAGCAAATACGATTTTCTAATTCCATAAAACCCGAAAAAATTACTCGGTAAATTTTTGGTCAAAAAAGTCGCATATATAAATATACGACTTGAAATCATTTTAATGGCATTACCAAAAGTAGTATTACCAACATATGAGTTGGAGCTTCCTTCAAATGGGAAGAAAATTAAATATCGTCCATTTGTCGTAAAAGAAGAAAAACTCCTTTTATTGGCATTAGAGACAAATGACGAAAAAGAAATAGAGAAAGCAGTTAAGACTTTATTAAAAGGTTGTATAATCAGTAGAGTAAAAGTAGAAGAATTGCCAGTTTTTGATTTAGAGTACATCTTCTTAAATATACGTTCAGTTTCTGTTGGTAGTGTTGTTGAAATGAAGGTTGTTTGTAAAGATGATAATACTACACAAGTTGCATATAACTTAGATTTAACTGAAGTACAAGTAACAAAACCACCAAAGTATGATCCTAAAATTATGCTCACTGATAATATGGGTGTAATTATGAAACATCCTGGATGGAATGAATTTATCGTTGGTTCTGTTATGGGAGCTGCTCCTACAGCAGATGGAATTGTTGATTTAGTTTCTGGTTGTATAGATCAGATATTTGATAAAGAAGATGTATATGATTCTTCCACTACTACTAAAAAGGAATTTACTGAATTTGTAGAAGGTCTTACAAACACTCAATTTGAGAAATTACAGGAATTCTTTGCATCATCACCACGCATGGAACATAAGTTTTCAGTAGTTAATCCAAATACAGGAGAAACGTCAGAATTTGTAATTATGGGGTTAGCCAATTTTTTCGGATAGCCCTCTTCCATCAAACGCTAGAGGGATACTACAAAACTAATTTCGCTTTGATGCAACACCATAAATATAGCTTGAGTGAAATTGAAAATATGATGCCATGGGAGAGACAAGTGTACACTAGTCTTCTAATGCAACACTTGGATCAACTCAAGCAACAACAAGAAGCCGCAAAAAGATAATGGCACACGGATTTTTAACACCAAAAGACACAAGAGGCAAAAACAAGGATCTCAGGTATGGGAAATTGTTTAATACCATGAAAGGTGGTATTAAAGGTTTTTTGGATCTTTTAAAAACTCCTGAGTCTGGAAAGTTATCTACAGAAGTATCTCAACAAGTAGCACAAATAGCAGGATCAGAACCAAAGGGTCTTTTAGGTGGTTCTAGATTTGCTAATCTTAATGATGGTGTACAAAAGTCTATTGCTGGTGATAGAGGGATTAATCCAGATGTATTTGGTGGATCTCTTGCTAAAAATATTGTTAATTTTGGTGCAGGTAGTTTAAGACCAGAACCTCGTGCTTCTGATGCACTTATTAATATAACACCAACATCGTCATCAATTGATGATGATATGTTTGCTAAATCAGCAACAATAGCAGGTAGTGGATCAGATGAAATAGTTCAAGCAATTGATAGACTAACATATGTTACACGCCAATTAGTTCAAGCTACAGAAGATCAAACAGCTGGACAAAAGGCAATTGCTCAAATACAACATCAACAGGCAGAAAAATTAGCAAGTAGAGCACTTTCTAGAGCAGAAGAGAATCAGATTGAGCAAGGTGGAGATTTTTCTGATAATATTGCTTACGAGAAAGTTGCTCAACGTCGTGGTGGAGGAGGTCTTCTTGGAGGTGGTGCTGGTTTATTAGGTACTGGAATGAATCTCTTAGGTGGTGCAAAAGCACTTAAGACGATTGGTAGAAGAGGTCTCGGCAGAGTGGGGACCAGAGCATTGGCAAGAGTTGGTGGAAGAGGATTAGCAAGACATTTTGCTAAAAGAGGTAGTAAAACTGCTGCAAATAAAATTGTTAAATTTGGTGCAAGACAAGGTGCTAGACTAGGAATCAAAAATGCGGGGAAAGGAGCATTGAAAAAAGGATTGGGTAAAGCATTAGGAAAGAAAATTCCTCTAGTTGGATTGGGTCTTGGTGCCATATTTGCTGCTCAAAGAGCAATGGCAGGAGATTGGACTGGTGCTGCATTAGAGCTAGCATCTGGTGCATCTTCAACAATTCCTGGTCTTGGAACTGCTGCATCTGTTGGAATTGATGCTGCATTGATTGGTAGAGATATGGGATTAACTCCATTTAAGGAAGGTGGTATTACATCTTCTCCAATTGCTGGTATCTTAAGTGAAGAGGGTCAAAGAGAAGGTGTTTTCCCACTTTCAGGTAAAGAAGGAAAAGAAACATTTAGAATGTTTGGTGAAGGTATAGTAGAGGCACAGATCAAACGTAAAAATGATCTAACTAAAGCATTTGATGGTGGTAATAAAGGTCTTCTTAGTTGGTTCTTTGGTGACGATAAATCTGATAATAACAATACTTCATCTAATAATACTACTTCACCTCCAACTAATAATAAAGGTTTAATACCAAATATGATTGATGGTGCTAAGAATTTGTGGGGTAGATTCTTTGGTAATAAGGATACTAGTCAAGGTGTTAAAAATAATGAAACACAAGCATTATTGAATACTATTGCACATGCTGAAGGAAATCCTGGATATAATACATGGTTTGGTCATCAGGAATTTGGTGGTAAAGATTTATCTGGATATACAATTGATCAGATGCATGATTTACAAGGTGACTTCTTAAATGCAGGTAAAGGTAAGTTTGGTAATGGACAAAATTCTGCTGCTGTTGGTAGATATCAATTTACTTTCTTAAAAGATCATGCTAAGAGAATGGGAGTTGATACTTCTACACAGATGTTTACACCAGAATTTCAAGATCAACTAGCAATGTTCCTAGCAGCAGAAAAAGGTGTAACTCCAGAACTTCTTAAGGAACAGGGTTTGAGTGATGAAATTATTAAAAAACTCTCTCCAGTATGGGCATCTTTCCCTGGTAATAACTATGGTCAACCAACTAAAACTAATGAGACATTAAGGGGAATCTATAATAATAGTAGTACAGATCAGAGTTTATTAGATGGTATGAATTCCCTCTTTGGAGCTGGTGACAAATCAAATGAGTTAGCTCTTGCTTCACAAGCAGCTTCTGGTGGTGTTAATATCATCAATAATTACTATGGAGATAGTGGCGGTGGTGCTGCTGGTGGTGGTGATGGTAGTACCGCTACATTGGGTATGCCTTTTGGTATTAGTTCTTCTGATACTGGAACTGATATATTCCAGGAGATGGGATTGAGGTCATTAGCATAATGGCAAAATTTCAGTCTAATACAGATTTTCGTTTAAAGTCTGTAAGGATATATCCTCAAGGTAAGGAGGAACCAATAGAAATTAAGCAGTTAGTTACTGCACTTAATTATGTTGAAGATATTACTTCTCCATTTCTTTCTGCAACAATGGAAGTAGTTGATAGTGGTGGATTATTGCAAGGTATGCCTATTGAGGGAGGTGAAAAGTTATTAATTGCTGTTGATACTAATATTAGAGATGAATCATTTGAGTACAGTTTTGTTATTTGGAAAATTGGTAATCGTTTTGCAAAACAGAAAAAACAAACATATACTGTAGGTTTAATATCACAAGAAGCTCTTGTTAATGAAGGTACAAGAATATTAACTCGTCAGGAAGGTAATCCAGAGCAAATTATAGAATCTCTATTACAACAAGAATTAAAATCATCAAAACAAATCTTCTCTGAACCATCTATGTTCCAAGTTAAATTACTTCCTAATAGGAGAAGACCTTTTGATATTATATCTTCATTAGCAATTAAATCTGTTTCTTCTAAGGGAAAATGGGGTCAGACAAATACATCTACACAATCTTCTTTACCATGGTCTGGTAATAAAGAGAATAATGAGGAAATTAGAGGATCTAGTGGATTTTTCTTCTGGGAAACTAGGAGAGGATATAATTTCTTTTCTGTTGATGCTTTGTGTGATGAACCAGGTGGCACATTCTCTGCTCCAAGACTTGTATCTGAATCATGGGGACCTTATGTAGAAAAAGTAGGTAATCAGGATGATGGTGCTGATGATAGATTTACCATATATGAATCTATATTTGATTCTGAAATTGATTTAATGACATCCTTAAGAAAGGGAAAATATGCTAGTAAAGTAGTATTCTTTAATCATTCTACTGGTCAATATGATGAATATGTTTATAAAATCAAGAGTAGTTATGATAATATGGCACATCTTGGTGGACAAGAAACATTATCTTTAGTTCCTGTAAATCAGGAAGAACTATCTGATCAACATTCAAGGGTTATGTCTATGATGTTAGATCATGAGACTTGGTTTAATGAACCAAATATTGCTTCTATAGATGAAAAGGATGGTGCACAGAAACCAACTGAATTTGCAGATTGGCAAAAATTTTATGCAGCTCAGTCTCTTGCAAGATATCAATTGTTAAAGAATCAGCAATGTACTATCGTAATACCTGGGAATGCTGAAATATGTGCAGGAGATAAAATTGATGTTAGACTAGTAAATAAGTTACCAGATAAAGAAGCCAAGAAAGAACCATTTGATAAAGAGAGTAGTGGATTATACCTCATTCAAGAGGCAACTCATACATATGACAGAACTATCGGTACAAATGGAAGATTTCTCACAACCCTTCGTCTTATGAGAGACTCTTATGGTATGAAGGACAAGGATTCTGGACACGGAACTAAATAATGTTATAAGGAGGTATTTTCCTATCATGAAAACAATAGAAGACCATATAGCTCAGGATAAAAAGATCATAGAAGATCCAACAACAAATCCAGCAGCACGTCGTCACTATAAGGAGGAACTACATGAGTTAGAAGAGTATGTTGAACATCATAAGCAAGAGATTGAAGCAGGAGATCATCACGATCCTAATGCTATTGAACTCTTTTGCGATCAACATCCTGATGAACCAGAATGCTTAATATACGATGATTAAATGGATCAGAAATTATCACAGTTGATACCAGCTAATCGGATTGGATCCGATGGATTTAGTTGGTGGGTTGGACAAATAGAAGGTACTGCCACCGATGAAGAAAACAACAAAGGTGGGTACCGTTATAAAGTAGCAATCGTTGGGGATCATCCTAAGGATAAAACCCTTCTGCCTACTAAAGATTTGCCATGGGCAACTGTGATGATGCCTGTCAATGTACCCTTCATGCCTGGAAATACTGGTGGAGCACATCCACAATTAATTCCAGGATGTTGGGTCATTGGTTTTTATTTGGATAATGATAAACAGAAACCCATAATCATGGGTTCAATAGGTACAGTTCCAGGTTCTACAACTATTATTAATGAGGAAGATCCTAATAACGATAACAGATTTGTAACTGCGTTAAAGACAGATAGTAATTCATTAAATCCAACAACTGATGGAAATCCATATTGTGAGAAAAAGGATGAAGGAAAAGTAAATACATCTGGTGGTGGATTATCTGATGGAAGTAAAGATGGTAATGGGGATCAAAGAGTTGATCTAGCAGAAAAGAAGAAAGCGTCTGTTAAACAAGAAGAATGGTGTCAAGAGACGGCAAAGAAATGTGAGGATCAAGATCTTAAATCTAAGATGTCTGGAGTTATAGGAACACTTTTAAAAGATATACAGGACAATAATGGTAATATAGGAACTTATTATGTAAACAAGTATACTGGTGGACTTACTAATGGTATAGGTAAAGCTAGAAGTACAGTAAATAAAGCAATTTATATTGTACGTGAATTTCTAGCAAGAATAAAAGGATATATTGCATCATTGCTACAAAAGGCAGTTGATGCATTAGTTAAAGCAATATTACGTCCTGATGAAAAAGGAAACGCTCTTACTCCAGTTACAGAGTGGTTTAACAAGATGCTTAAAGATCTTGGATGTCAGATGGCAGATCTTGGAGATAGATTGGCAGCATGGTTAACCAATGTATTGATGAGTTATCTTAGTCAGATATATCGTAATGCAGTATGTCAGGTTGATGAGTTAGTTAATGGTATTATTTCTAAGATTCAACAGTTAATGACCGAATTGCTTAATAGCATTTTAGGTCCATTGAGTGATATTCTTGGAGCAATAGCAGCTCCCTTTAATCTTATTGGTAATGCAATTAATTATGTTCTAAGACTTCTTGGTATTTCTTGCTCAGGTCCAGATCAAAAATGTGCTAAGTGGAAGAAAGTATGCACAACTGGAGAGAAGAAGGAGGATGATGAAGAAGGTTTCTTAGATGGTTTATTATCAAGTTTAGATAATCTTTTTGGTGATACACCTGCAGATTACACACAGTATGTTTGTGAAGATGCATATACTGGTAAACCATTAGATGTAACTACAGTTGGATTTACAGGTGGTGTTCCCAAACCATTACCTCAATCTAAGATAGTCTATAACATTAATAATGTTGAAGTTACTGAAGGTGATGAAGCTGTATTTACTGTAACTAGAAGTGGTAATCTTGATGTATCTTCTTCTGTTACATATAAAACTATTAATAAACAAGGTACTGCAACTCCTGAAGTTGATTATTTAAAGCAAGATGGTATTCTTGGTTTTAATGTAGGAGAATCAGAAAAGTTTATATCTGTTCAAACATTGATTGACGATGAAAAAGATTCTAATGAGACATTCTATATTAGATTAAGAACTAATTCTCCTGTTAATGATAGTGAAATTATTACGATGTTTACGAATAACATTGGTAAAGGTACGATCATTGAAAAAGATCTTAAAGAACCATATAATCCATACCCTGCAGATCCAGTAAATCCTTTTGAACCTTTTGTTCCACCAAGTGAAGATAATTTCCCAGATGATCCACCAGGTGATGATGATAGTGAAGATGATACTGGTATAGATCCTACACCAACTTATACTGTAGTTGCTAATAGAACTACTTGTCCTGAAGATGCATTTATAATCTATACTATTACTACAACTAATGTTGAAAATGGAGCAATTCTATACTATAACTTATCAGGAAATAATATAACAAGTACAGATATTATAGGTGGTCAATTAACTGGTAGTTTCATTGTTAATAACAATTCTTCTAAAGTAACTGTTGGTATTGCAGAAGATAATACAATAGAAGATGAAGAGACTTTAATTTTTAGTATTACAGGCAAAGGTGCATCTGTTGATGTTCTTATTACTGCATCAGATGATCAAGATATTAATGATTATGATGAAGGTCTAGGAGATTCTCCTGAAACTGTATTTGAAGGTTTTAAACCACCAATTGTTAATATAGATGATGTTATAACAGATGATAGTGGTGGAATTATAGAAATACCTGTTGATAATCCTGGATCTCCTTGGGCTGAACCACCTTATGTGTTTGTTGGTGGTGAAGGTAGTGGTGCAACTGCTACTGGTCTATTAGATTCAGATGGATTCTTAACAGAGATAAGAGTTCAATCCTCAGGTTTTGGATATAAAAAGAATTTGGCAAAAGATAAAGGTGTAAGATGTATAATAGATGCATTTACTATTCTTAGACCAGGTATAGGATATACTACAGCACCTGATTTATATGTTAATGGTGAATTGGGTATTGCAGAAGCTGTTATAAATGATGATGGTTTTGTTATTGGTGCTCGTATATTAAACAGAGAAATGACATTTGATAGATTCCCTACAATTAATATTGTAGGAGGTGGTGGTTATGGTGCTAAATTACTCCCATCACTAGCATGTCTAGATACAGATGCACTAGCAACAGTTGGTGCTACTAAGATTGGTACTGGTCAGTATATTGATTGCCCATAATGACTTTAGAATTTCCTGCATCTACTTATCCAACTGATCTGTTTAAACAGACTACCCCTGATGAAACTCAGGAATTATCAAGTGGTCCGAAGTTTAGGACTGTTTGGAAAGGAAGTCTTACTAGATCAGAGATCTATGAGAGAATGTTACCAGACAATCTAACATGTGCACTTAGGATTGATGGACCAGCAGATTCTGCTATTGTATTAAACAATAAAGGTAACATTAGAATTATAACAGGAGAGAAGACTGATATTGCTGGTACTGGTATGTTGGGTATCAAAACATATGGTCAACAACAAATACATTATGAAAGATCTAATATTCAATATAATGTTGGTGGATCAGACAATGAAGGACAAGCATTAAATGTTCTTGCTTATGGAGATATTGTAGAAGAAACCATTGGTGGTACACGATATCTCAAAGCAGCAAAGATTTTAATTGAAGCAACTGAAGATTTAGTTCTTAATGGTCAGTCTGTCAAAATACAAGCTCAAGGTGATATAGAGATGGCAGCAGCATCTTTCACTAAAGCACAGATTAATAAGAAAGAAATTACAATAGGACAGGATATGAATTTTGGTGCAGGAGAATCTTCTGATATCAAATTTGATCCACGATCTTCCACAAATATAGTTTCAGCTGGTTGTATTAACCATAAAGTTCTTGGTGATTATGCTTTAAGAGCGATAGGAAATGTGCACATAAGTTCTATAGGTGGTGCTGGTTTATTAATAAAAGATAGGACTTATGGTCTTAAAATAACCACAACAACACAAGCAATGTATGCTGGTGTTGCTGGTCTTGCAATTAATACACCAGGTCCTATGGATATTAGAAGTGCAGATTTAGGGTTAGAATCTGCTAAAACCACTGTAAAAACGGCACAATTGGATGTTGAATCTGCTGATTTCAAGCTGGATGCTGCTAAAGCAACGATTGATTCTAAATCTACACTAGATCTCAAGGCAGCAGGAATCGTTAAGGTCACTGGGTCATTAATTTATCTTAACTGATTCATAAGCAATACTGATCGCAAACTGTCACAAGCCCCTTGACTTTTTATGGTTTGTAGTGATAAATTACATTATGCGATAAGAAAAACTTATCCAACATCTGCGGGTAACCACTCCGCAAGTAAACATATAGGTAAATTTACATGTCTATTAAATCAACAATCGCTGCGTTGGCAGCATCTCCATTCGTATTCGCTGGTGCAGCTTTTGCTGGTCCTTATGTGAATGTAGAATCTAATTCATCTTTCACTGGTACTGACTATACAGGTACTACTACAGACGTTCATATCGGTTATGAAGGAACTGTAGGTTCTGCTGGATACTACATCCAAGGCGGTCCTGCTGTTGCTGCTGTTGATGGCGTTGATGGAACTGATACTCAGTTCTCTGGTAAGGCAGGTCTTGGTGCTCCACTTTCTGAAGCTCTAGATCTTTACGGTGAAGTATCATTCGCAACTGCAAAGGGAGATACAGATAATGGGTACGGTGCTAAAGTTGGTGCTAAGTTCAAGTTCTAAATCTTATTTCTTTATGAAATAGTAACAAGGGGGTCTTACGACCCCCTTTTTTATGCTACATATTTTCAGTTACTATTATTATATGCTATCCACTCAATATCGTTTGAGACTAGAAGCAATCTGTAGAGATATTGCTTCTGGTAGTGAAGTTTCTATATCAGATATGATCTGGGCAGAGAAATTAGCAAAGGCAAATACTTCAGCAAGAGGTATGTTAAAAACTGCAAGAAGAATGAAGACGAATCCTAACGATTCTTTTCTGAATAGTTTGAATATAGGAGACCCCGATTCAAACAATCACCGTAGGGGTTTCGAAAATCCAGAAGATGTGGTAGACTGGTTTCATCAAGAACGATCAGATGATTGGAGGCAACGTGACTAAACAAGCTGCAATTTACACCAAAAGTGGATGTCAAGAGTGTGAGCGTATCAAACAATTACTCAAAAGTCAACATGTAGATTTTAGAGAATATGTTTTAGACGATCATTTTGATAAGACTCAATTTGAAATGGAATTTGGTGGAGATGCAAGTTTTCCACAGATTACTATAGGATCAGAACACATAGGAACTTTAAAAGAAGCGTTGAGGCACTTGACAAACTTTTAAAAGTCTATTACAATTTTAAAATATGGGAGATCAATATGAAGAGAACACATACTATTGTAAAGAAGAACCCACAACATAATCAAATATGGGAATGGGAAGAGACTCCAGAACTAACTGCATACATTAAGTCACAATCAGATAGTAAGTATAAAGCTCCAAATCCTCCAAATGATAAATCATAGTGTATGAATGATGTAACGATATTCATTTTTGGTATTTGTTTTGCTGCAACTGTAGGGGCAGCATTTGCTTTTATGTGGAGGTCTATGGGTGCTGTTTTTTCGGAAATGGAAAAATATGTAGATAGACCAGATCGTAAACCTGTACACCCAGAGATGCAAGACGTTAAAAAAGGTGATACACTATTGGTATTCAGACAAGATGAGGATGACGACGATGACGACGACACCGAACTGGCAACACCACTCTAAGAAAGATCAAAAGCGTAGTTTGAAACCTCAAGCATTACGTCAAGCAAAAGCACGTCGCAATTCTCTAATTAAAAAGTTAAATCTCTTAAATAGAGAAAAGAGCTTGACAGGATAATGAATTTCAAGTATCATGTAGATAAGAGACACGTATTTGTTGATAAACAACCAGTCCTAATGTATTTCATACAGGAAATACCATTTGCTATGGATGATCTGACACTACAACAGAAACAAGATAAGTGGATATTATCTGAAGCAGCAATGAATCCTGAATATACATTACAAGACATTTTTAGATGGTCAGATTATTTGATCGCTGAAGAGTGTCATCCAGTATTATTTGAATTAGAAATAGCAAATCCCGAAGTATTACCAGATGAGTCAATTTCTTGAATTGTTGGTGGGAACGTTTAATAATAAGAGACAAGCACAATCCCATCCTACTCGTTATGCCCATATACGTGTTCAACATCGTTTGATTGGAGAAAATCGTATATATGGAGAGCAAGCTTACAATTATCTTTTAAATCGTCCATATCGTCAATTTGTAATTGATGTCGTGGAGGAAAAGAAAGATGAAGAGTATCGTCTTAAGAATTATGAGATTAACAACCCTCTTCAGTTTGCAGAATGTAAGGGAATTGAAACCATTACAGATGACCTGTTGACATATCGTGAAGGATGCGATATTATAATGAGGAGGACAGGAAAGAATTCATTTTTTGGAGGAACATCTACATGTGAGTGTTGGGTCGCTTGGAATGGCACCAAGACTTACGTCCAAAATGAAGTTACCCTTAATGATAAAGATTATCATGTAGTAGATAAAGGTTTAGATGTAAACACACATCAACGAATTTGGGGATCCGAATGGGGTGCCTTTGAATTCATTAGGTTACCGCCTTAGTACCGCTTCTTTAGCAATCTGGTGAATGCACCGAACTCATAATTCGGATAAGGTGGGTTCAATTCCCACAAGAAGCACCTACGGGTGTGTAGCTCAGTGGACTAGAGCAATTGCCTTCTAAGCAATCGGTCATTGGTTCAAATCCAATCACACTCGTTTGGGAGTGTAGTCCAATTGGTAGAGACAGCAGACTTAAAATCTGTACAGTGTGAGTTCAAATCTCACCACTCCTACCTACTTTTTTGCCTGATTAGCTCAGTGGTAGAGCAACGCTTTTGTAAAGCGAAGGTCGTTGGTTCAAATCCGACATTAGGCTTTGGAGATTGATCATCTCCATCGGGAGTGACTGAATAAACTTACTGGCATATAGCTGGTTAAGGTGATGAGACACAGGTGGTGCTGCTTCTTCGGAAGAACCGACCTACCAGTCGGGTCTCAGGCAGAGGAGAAATTCTAAACTGTAGAAATGCCCTCCTCTTGTTGGTACACAGGAATCCAACCTCCCACCCCTCACTAATCTAACGCACACGCAATTGATTAGTAACTCAAAGTACAATTACAAGGAGACTTATGTCATACGAAATTCATATAGAAGGTCCTACTCTAATTCCAGGATTTAATGGAGTTGGTCAAATTAATCTAGAGGACTACTTAAGCATTATACCACCTAGCATTAAAGCAGGTGAATTTTCACATGTTGGGGTCTTAGACCTTGACGAAGTAGATGAAGACGATGAGCGTTGGTTAAACATCGGTATTCGTGAAGAAGGAAATACTGAAGAACGCATTGAAACATTTACAAACAAATATGAGGTAGAGGGTTTTAAAACCTGTTACATTCCACCTCTTATGGGAACAAACGGATTTCCACGTGATGGACGTGGCAGAATCATCGCTGCTAAACGTCGTGGAGAGAAAAAAATTCCCGTACTATATTACGTCATAAAAGACGATTCAGAAAAGAGTAGAGTTACAGACGGACTCTCAGAAAACTTACGTCATGACCCATCTTTTGGGGCAACCTTAGAATCCGTTATAATCGGATGTCTATACCTTATCAAGCAAAATGAGCTTGACCTAACCGAAGTCTCAATTCGTCGTTATCTATATGATGACATTAACATTGAGAAGCACTTCTCAAAAGGTAACATCACTAGAATTCTTAATTCTGTTCTAAAACGTGGTGTTGCTGGTGGAGATCCACTAGTTCTAGTAAAAGCTCGTTCTAAGTGGGAAGCATACTGTGAAAAAGCAGGTCATAAGATTGACAATAAGAAAGTCTTTCTTCTTTCTGCAGACAACGACACATATTCATATCGTGCATGGTGTCAACACATCCTACCTGCTATAGTCAGAAATGCTGATCCTATAGAGATTATTCTCTTTACTAATAAGCATGTACCTGCAGAAGCACGTAAGAATATGCAAGTATTTCATGATCACCTTAAATACTTTCTAGATGCTTCTTACTTGATGGTAGAAAAGGACTATGCTCCTTTACTAAACTTACCTGTAAAATCTACTCCATATAAAATCTTAGGATGTATTGGACAGATAATTGGTAAGCACACTACTTACTTTAAAGGACATCGTTTTGTTGATATTAGCAAATACTAATGCCTATTAAAGACAAGGATAAAAATAGAAAATACCAACGGGAATGGGCTAGAAAAAATTCAAAGACCAAAAAGACAAATCAAGTCGGTGCTAAGAGGAGAAAACAAATAGTTGATGATGCGAAAGCACATCCGTGCGTTATTTGTAATAAAGAATACCCCATTGAGGTGATGGAACTACATCATATAGATCCATCACCAAAAATGATGAGTGTATCTAAATTACAAAGTATTGCAAGTTATTCTCTTCTTAAGGAGGAGATAGACAAGTGTGCACCTTTATGTGCAAATTGTCACCGTCTTTTAATACATGGTTACGTTGAATTGCCTGACTTAGTAGTGTTATCCTTGTGACTGATTGGGGTTCAAATCTTATTGATTTTAATTTTTAGAACCCCAGTCATATATTATGTTCTGATGGTATAAATAAATCCGAGGATAAAAGTATATTAGTAGGTCATGCCATTAACACGTTTGGATAATCTTATCAGCAGTAAGACTGGTAAGTATCTTTATGTTTCACCTGA